GTCGGGTTACGGATACCCCGCATGTAAATCGTTTCCACACCGCCAGGAGTGGGGTAGAACCGTACCGTGTCATCCCAATACGACCAATGCGTTGGAGAACCAGTCGCAGGAGCATTCAACGGATGGTTGGCATCAGCTAAATCGCGACCAACGTAGCTACATATTTGGCGGTCGGTTCGCAGCGAGAATATCTCTCGCATACCGTTCGATACACCTGCACCCGCAGTAGACAACGTGTAATCCGACTGGTCAGCAACCGTCGAAAACGTTGTAGAAACCTCATAGAAAGGCCAACGCTTCTCGCTATAAACAATCGCATCAAACCCTTGAGCGATGAAAGTGTCAAGAACGGAAACGGGAATATCGCCAGGAGCGATATCCAACATGCCTTGGACTTGTGTGCGGATTTGGCCCAAAGTCATGGCACTCATGGATTACCCAGCTTCTCTATGGAATACGCATACGGTTAAACTTTCCAAGGGGCGTCCTTGGCACGGCTCACCGTTCTTCTTTGTCGCAGAACAAAGTTCTGGCTTTGTCTCGGCAGCGCACGAAACAACTTCTTGCACGTTGCGCCCATTTACATACTGTGGGACTTGAATATCGGCTTCAACACGCGGATGGTGTGTGCCCAAGGGCACCGCATTCGCTCCGTAACCAACCGCTAGTGTTCTTCCCATAAGTCCTCACTGACTGTCAGAGGGAACGACCCGAGTGGTCGTTCCCCCCTCAGTCTACGCTCTAGGCGTTAGTGATACCGTGCAAACGACCCTGGCGGGAACGGTTGCTGACGGTAAGCTGGCCGTAGCACAGGATCTGCGAGAACACAGCGTCCTGATTGGTTGGCCGCACAAACGGGGTTGGCTTGAACCACACATCGGAGTGACCGACAAGCTGTAGGTACTTCGTGTTCAGCATGTACATCCCGCCAGCAGGGCAGTCGTCATCGAAGACAACGGGTGCGCCCTTGAACATGAGGTTCTGGAAACCAGCGTTTGCTACATCCGTGTCGGTGTAACGCACGTTGCTGGTGAGCAGTGCCTCATAAGCTTCGTACCCTGCTTGGGTAGTCATCAGGATGGTTGGCTGGTCGTTGCCGACAGACACGTCGTTGTACAGGGTGCCCATAGAGGCGAGCGTCAAAGCGCCTGCCAGGTTTGTTTCCGTAGCAGCCCACCAAGCGTTGGTAGCGAACGGAATCCCGCCGCTGCCAACATCGTCGTTAGACACGAGGTTCTGGATGCCGTTCCAGTCGTTGGTCGAGCCGACCTGCGGTCCATCTCCCCAGAGCATGGTGTTCATGTTCTGGATGATGCTTTCCTGCGTCTGGAAAATCTTGCCTTCCAGCAGATCAATGATCTGAGCCTCACCGTTGTTCTTCGCTTCTTCGATACCAGTGATGGTAACGGTGGCAGCGTACTGACCCCAGTTGAACTCGGCAGCGCTGATACCAGTCTGGGGAGTGACAGCAATCGTGTCAGAACCAGCGTAAGGCGCAGCGGTCGAGTTGGTCCCGTAAATGACAGGAACAACAATGTTGGAACCGCCGCTGATGCGTCGAATGGTCTGACCATTAGTCAGAGCATAAAACAGTGGACGGGCGCTAAAGACATTGTCAGTTAGCTTGGGGACATAGTTCTTGAGAGTCGTAGAAAGAATCTCATCAAAGTTGGCGTTACCAGCCATGTTAATTTACCTCAGTTGGATCAAGTGTTGAGTTGCTTCTTTGCAAGTGCAAAAGCGTCACGAATACTAAAGACCTTCTCACTGGGGATTTCAGCATGGGTTCCCGCTTGGGTTGACCCACCCGTAGTCACTACCGCCGCATCCCGCTTCTTCTCCGTGATCTCTTTATCTTGCCGCAGCTTATCCGCAGCCAATTTCACGTCGTTGAATTGCCAGTGTGCGTACGCCGCATCAAGATTTGTGATCTTGTTAGTAACAGCGTGATGCAATAGATCCTGCTTGTCGAAATCTCCGTACCTGTCTCGTAAACGATCTACTTCCTTATCGACCAGTTGAACTCTCGCAGCGCGCTCCTGCACCTCGATCTTACGTTCCAACTCAGCTAACTTCTTTTCAGAAGGGTCAACGTCATCCCACCCAGAATCTTCATTCTTTGCGGAACTCATGCTGATACCAAATGTCTGAGCCAAAGTTGTAAGAGTCCCCTCTGGATCATTCTCCAGAGCAGAAACGATAGCTTCGGCTTGCTGCAACCGTTCTTTCTCGGCCGCTACTTGCTGCGTCTTGCGGGTGTAATCTGCTTGACGCTGATAACCATTTTGAAGCTCTGAAAGGGTGACCTCTTGTTCATCGCCGTCAACTTTGACGGTATAAACAGGTTCCTCGCTACTTGCTTCGGATGAAAGTCCCGAATTATCCGCCTCGACGGGTTCAGTTGTTTCAATTTCTTCGGACACTAGATGCCTCCTGAGGAATCTTCGAAAAGTTATTCCTATTGTACTGTAATCGTTGTCCCATTAGAGGGACGGGAGTTCCATTCCCATCTGTCCCTGAAGTTGCGCGAGCAACTCAGGTGGAACACCACCAGTCGGAGCGAACGCTCCTTCTGGGGCACTTGGCATACCGCCTGGCAGACCGCCTGGCATACCGCCTGGCATACCGCCTGGCATCGGAGGAGCCATAAGCTCCTCTTCGCCAGGCATACCCTCCGCAGGTGCTTCTCCCTCAGGGGGAAGAGGCGTTTGCTGCATCAAGAACTTGTCAGGGTCTTTAACCCCGAAACCATCTTCAAGAACGTGCCGCGCTATCGCTGCGGGATCAATCACGGTCCCGATAAGCGGGGCGACAGCGTTCAGCAACGAAACTGCTTGCTGACGGCGGATTGTGTCGTTCATCGGCTGGGTAGAACCAGCCTGAACAGCGAAATCGTATTCCCCAACGATTTCTTCACGGCCATACGGCACAAAGACATCTTCGCCGCCCGCACCGCCGCTAACCCGAGCCATACCTTCACCAGTCATAAACTGTTGCATCAACTGTATGACACGTCGAGCTACCTGGCTGATGGAGATTTCTATGATCGCTAGCTTGTCTGCCGCACGAGCGTTCTGAGCGTCAGCAATGATCGACGCTTCCGTAGCTGTTCGCCGTATCTCAGGCATAGCTCCTCGGGCATACTCCGAAATGCCCGACACAGTATTGATATCGTTCTCAATAATGTTGGAGTAGTTGTAGATTTCTGGGGAGACTGGTACCTGCGGTAGCGGAGCTACGACCTGATCTAGCGGCTTGTTCTCATCGAGAACAGGCACAAATCTGCCGTCGTCATCAGATTCCAGCGCTTCACGGCCAGCAGGCCCGAACGAACGTTCGTGGTACAGATACTTGCGGGCATACCGTTTGCGGTCGTTCATCAACTGGCTACGGGTCTTATCCAGTTCTAGCTGCAACGGCTCAATCGCTTCCAAATCACCCATCGGGTAGAAATGGTCAGGGATGTCGTAGTTGCGTACCATCACAAACGGCTGACCGTATGCGTACGGCATTTGGATGGGGTCAACTAGGAACTCGTCGCTGTCATCTGTGTACACAGACAACGTGTTATCCATGATGTCGTAAAATTCCCAGACAACGACTTGGTCTTCCAAGTATTCCTGCTTGTTCTCGACAGCAGCGTCGTCCAGATGGTTGTTGCTGTAGTTCGCTGAGAGACGGTTACGAACCGAAGGCTTATAGCGTCGGTCTTTCTTTGCTTCTTCCAGAGGCCGCACAATCCGTTGAGCTATCCACTTGGCGTCTTCCATGCAGGTAGCTGCGGGGTCAACGAACACGTCGAACACGCTGATTCGTTCCACGAACGGCTGATCTTCAACGATCCGCATTTCTGTTTGCGGAATGTTCGCCGCTATTTCTTCTGCCGTGGGCGTTTCAACGCCCTGCATAAAGTTCTCTATGGCGAACTGGTCTGCTTCAGCCATCGCTGAATCAAACATGCTGTCTTGTTCTAGTTCGCTCAGCGACTGTTCTTGTTCTAAGAACTTCCAACCGATCTTGACCCATCCGTGACCAAAGATCAGGAAATCTTTGACAGCCCTTCTAAACGGGGTACGAAAATCGTGGTGCTTCCACAGGTGGTTTGCTACAGCCTCAACGAACATCGCACGGTTGCGGTCTTCTGGGCTGTTCGCTTTCACAACGATCTTCGGATAGTTGACTGCTACCGAAGGAGCGATCACGTTGATCGTTGAGAACGCCAAGTTAACCGCAATCATGTCTCCTCGATCTGTAGCAGATTGAGAGAAATGATGACCGCGGTAAAGGTCGGATAGACGCAGCCAGTCGTCGTCTAAACCTTCGTCGGAACGCCATCGACGGCACTTGTCGACACGTTCAACGTATTGCTCTAACCGATCTCGGCGGGATTTGCGGGCCATGTCAAACCTTCTCTATGTTCCGTCCCTGAGCTTTAGCCTCAGCAAAGACTTTATCTTCTCGCTCACGGTTGGTAAGACCCTGCTCATCCGCAGGCAAAATGCTTTGTAACCCACGCCCTGTAGCAAAAGACAACGAGTTGAACCTCACAAACCGATCCCAGATTTCATCCAGTTCGGTCTGCGAGATTCCTTCTCGCTTCTTATTCATGTGTACGCAGAACTCTTCATACGTCGAGTTCTTCGGGATAATCGCCATTTCTAGGCGTTATGTCCCGCAGCGTCAAAGCCCTTGGCCCGTTCAACCGAACCTGTAATGCCGTGCTGATTCTTCGGGGTGTCACGGTCGCTGATGCCCTGACCATACGGTCCAGTCGCTCCAGCATACTTTCCTGCATCGCTACGAAGCTTGCCCTCTTGAGGGCTACCAGCAGCAGACCCAATCGGGTTCGCTGTAACAGACTTCCCGCGTTCCATCGTGTTATTGCCGCCGCCAATGTCTTTGGTGCCATTGGTATGCGAAACAAATCGTGCCATTTTAACTCCTAAAGGTACCTAGTAAGATGTTTTGCGTGTCCCACGAACGTTTTTAGCGCCGATTCTCAAAGGATCTCCGCTTGGTTCTTCATGTATCAGACTAGCAAACCAGTCAACGGTCCAGTAGTCATCTTTGATAACAGAATACTCGGGTTGATGAGCGTACTTTCGCATCTGGTTCGCTAACGCCAACGCCATCACACGGTCATCGTACGGCGACCCAGACATATTGCCCCTATCGTTACGAACAAACGTTCGTAACTCGGCAATCGTGTACCTATCGTAAATTGTTAGTTCAAAGTTCCGCAACGAAGACGACAGATCATCAATCATCAACGGTTTCGACGTTCGCGTCGTCTTCCAACCAAACTCTTGGCTCACCGAGTTATTGATGCTGTTCAACTGGCGACGGCGAAACATATTTGGGTAACCAAGATGGCGAAGCTCCGTGATCGTCGTCAACCCGTGGTTATTCGACTCGACGCAGCACAAAGCATCCCGATAGTACAACCCGATAGAGTAAACCTCTTCAGCGAGAAGGTCAGGGGCGATATGGCCGTGCCAAATCGCTGCCTGTTCGCCCGTTGTCACGTTCAGCACCTGAATCACGCTGTAATCGCCGTAACTCAAACCCTCAGCAGTATCAATACCCATCACATACACGTTCTGTGACTCGGGTTTAGCCCAAACTTCTAAACTCACGATGCCCTAAACTCTACGACACGGTCATTCCGCCAAATCCAGCCAGATTCGCCGTAACGGTTCTGCTGCTCAAGCTGATCCAACACATCCAAGTCAAAAACGGGGTTACCAGACTTGACGAACGCCTCTTCAGGCGTCGTCGGGTACTCCTGAGCCAACTGCCAAGGCAACATCGACTCGCATTTCTCCTGATACCACGCATCTCCACGGTCCTCAGTAGCAGACCAAGGAAAAAACATGGGCGCAAACTTGTTTGTTCCTGCTGTAGCACCCACCCACAACTGGTGAAAGAAGTTACCCGAACCATTAGCCGTCGACAAACCAATGATGCGGCCACCAATATCGGCCACAGGCTCAATCGACGCCCAAGCATCCTCAGGGTTCGGCAAAAACGCCCACTCATCGACCACCACAAGCGACGCAGACTCGCCACGGGCAGGATCAGACGCAGAAGGCATCGACGTGATCTGCGAACCGTTATCAAACGCCATCCGCTGCTGATGCTCCACCAGCGACCTCGGACCCCTAGCCAACATCCAATCAGGCAAATGCTTCTGCCCATACTTCGTCTTCTTCAACAGCAGCACAGACTCACGCTCTGTTCGCGACAAATCAATAATGTTCTGATCCGCATGAAAAAACGCCAACCAGAACTGATGTGCAGCAACCAACGTCGACCAACCAATCTGGCGGGCCTTCAACGTCAAACTGTACCGCTCGTCCTTCCACTCCTTCAAAGCGTGACGCTGAGCATCACGCAAATCAAACAAGATGCGCCCCTGAGCAGGATGAGCAATATGCCAATAATTAGACATGAAATAGGCTTCATCACGGCAACACCGCCGCCACTCAGCCTCCTGCTTCAACTCAGAGAACGCATAACCCACTACTTGTACCTGCCGTTACTCCCGTGCCCATTACGGGCACGGTTCGTAGAAGAAGCCTCAGGAGTAAACG